GTCATCAAAAACTTCCCAACCTAAACCTGTATTTTTTTCTGCTGATGATAATGTTCCTGTACCTGCGTCATTACTTATTAGAATACTGTTATCAAAGTTAGTTATGTTTGAGGATATGCCTACGCTATTTATTGTTCCATTAAAACTAACACCACTAGCTGTTAAAGTAAGAACATCAACAGAATTTGTTGCATCAATAAATCTTAAACTGCCATTACCATTTTTAATTTGCCAGTCTGGGTTGTTATCAGTATCAGTTAAATATAGTGTTGGACCTGCATTTGATATAGTTATGTCGCCTGTGTCAAGTGTTAAATTGCCTCCAAAAGTAGCACTACTATCTGTTATAGTAAGTCTATCAGTTCCACCTGTTCTTAACTGTATTTCATTACTATCAAAACCTATATAAGTATCATGGTCTCCATTATGATAGAGCTTTCCGTCTATACCAACGTGACCTGCAACATCTAATTCAAATGATGGTGAGGTATTTCCAATTCCCACATTTCCTGAAGAATCTATAGTAAATGGTGTATTAGCTGGAGAACTATCAGATGCTTGTTGAAGTATTTGAAATCCTCCTTGTGTGCTTCCATCAGTTCCTTTTGTAATTATTCTTGCATTACCTGAAGCAAAATCTAAATATGCTGTATTGGCAGAAGTTTCAGAAGGAATTGAACCAGTTGCTTTAAAGTAATCTCCAACTATTCCATCATTAAATGTTGCTTTACCTGCATCTGACATATCAAGAGTAAGGGCTGCAACTTCACTTCCACCATCTGTTCCTGCTAAAATTATATCTTTGTCACTTACACCTGAAATAATTTTAAAATGACCATCAGACATACTTAAAGTACCAACTGTAGTACCATTATCTTTAAAGAATATTTGGTTATCAGCAGCATCAAAAGTAATATCTCCACCAACATCTAATGTAAAATCTCCGCTATCAGAAATAGTAGAACCATTAATTGTTATATCGTCTACTGTAAGTGTTGTAAGAGTACCAAGACTTGTAATGTTTGTTTGAGCTGCTGTAGATAATGTACCGGCTAGTTCTCCACTAGAACCATAAACAACAGCTTTACTATTTACAACTGTATTAGCTGCAGAGCCATCTAATAAATTAAGTTCAGCTGGTGTTGCACTAATTTGTGTTGTTGTAGCTGCTGCCAAGACTGGAATATATCCACCTTGGTTTATTAAATATTGTGTATGGTCTGCTGTGGGGTCTACAATACTAAGTGTAGTTTCATTTGCGTCTGCTGTAGCTCCTTCAAAGACAATAGCATTTGAAGCCTGCATAGTAACTGTATCTGCTGTAGTAGTTGTTCCTGCTACAGTAAGTTTAGGAACTAATAGTTCTCCTGTACTTGGATTATATCTTA